TGCCAAGTCATATGCTCGTACCTTCCTTATAATCTTGCCTGGTGTGTCAATCTTTATTCTATCAGGTTTAAATAATCCACCATCTTTAGGTATTGGTTTGCCCTGATATAATGCACTGAAACCAAATTCTCCCATCACTTCTTTAATAGCCAAATAATCTTCTGTGCTAAATCGTCCAGGAAAGATTGATTCATTTAATTCCCGGCCTAAAGGATCTGTTTCAGGGTCATCACATAGTGCAGGAATATTAATAATTTTGAAAGAATCATCAAGACTAACAGCAAGAGCAATAGGGTCATTTTCCGACCAACGAGTGCCAACAAGTATCAAAGATCCGTTTGGTTCGAGGCGAGAATACAAATCTTCCCTATAAAAATCCTCCAATTTTTGTATTATCGTAGGACTGTTTGCCTCTTCTCTATTCTTCACTAAATCATCGCAAATTATAGTGTGATAACCGACTCCAGTGCGAGGATTGTTTACACTTCCAACATAATAAACACTTCCATTATTAGAGGACCATTCATCTATACTTTGGTGATTATCTGACAAGCCAATTCTTTCATGAATAATAGTACGAGTTTTGCGACTAAATCTTCTTGCAATACTTTGACTATAACCTGCACATAAAACATTGATATTATTGTTTTTTTCAAGGATAAAAGCAGCAAATCTAAGTAATATTTCGCTCTTACCTGAACGTGGTGGAAGAGATATAGCTAGTCTTTTAATTTCACCATCCGCAACTTTTTGTAAGTATTCGCAGATTAATAAAATATGTTTAGTGTGAAGATTCCATTCTTTAGGTGTAGTGTCAATTAAATACTTATGAAATTGGTTTATTGGTCTCTTCAATTTCAAGGAAGTCGTACCTATCGTATTGTGATGATTGTTGCTCTTCAATACTGGCTTGATTTTTGAGGTTGTTGGCTGCTGAAAGAATTGATATTGTCCAGTTTTCCATTGTCCGATGGAGCTCTGCAATATCTCTACTGTTCTGGGATCGAATATATCCTTCCTCATTTGCCACCTTTGCGATGCTGTTCATTGCACCTAAATGTATTAATAAACTCTCTGCTATTAAATCTCCAATATTATCTTCCACTTTTTTTAAATGAGCTTGATATTTACCATCTTTAATTTGCTCTTTAATTCGCCATATTTGAGATTTAGAAACACCAGTAGCTTTTACTATTTCTCCTAATGTTTTGCCTTCTAAAAGTAAAGCAATAACTTCAGGTTTCTTTTCTTCTGTTAAACTCATTTTAAATAATCCAGTAAACTTTCCAAACCCTTATTTCTCAGTTTGACGATTGCTCTATTAATAACACCATCGCTATCAATACCAAGGATTTTATCAACTTCTTTATAAAAATGTGGTTTATGTCCATTCAATCCAAACTTTAACTCAATTGCCTGTTTTTCCAGTGGTTTAAGTGTATCTAGGATCTCATCAATACATATCTTAATCTCAGGATTTTTAATACTTTCATCCACTCTGTCATGTATTAAATCTAAGTTATCAATAGCATATAATTTTCTTATTTCTAATGCCTTTTTAAGATCATTTAAACTATACCTGTCATCAGTTAGTGTCATTAAGAATTCATCCGAGTATTCTTTATCTTCATCTAAATGGTTAATTCTTAGTTTGGCTAAGTTAAGATGGGCTGGAATCTTTATTAAATTGTTGTGATGTTCTAATGCTCTACGAAGTCTACCAAGTATATAGTGATAGCAAAAAGTATGAAATTTAAATCCTTTGCTTGGATCATAACAGTCTGCAGCTGCTATTAATCCTTCGACTCCGTACATTACAAGGTCATCGTAATCTATGTTACTCCACCTATAATTCTTACAAATCTTATGGACTACTAGCATATTTAGTTCAATGTATTCGTCGAGGGCTTTCTCTCTATATTTGGTATTTAATTGAGATGACAAAAAAGCATCTTGGGATAATGTTGGCCTTCCCTCATTATCTTTTTTAATGCTGTAATACTCAGGCCATCTTCTTATTTTTGTCATATATATATAATAAAAGCTCTGTTTCTTCGACCCCTAATGCTATTGCTAATTTACTTATTGTTGATGGACGTGGCATACACCTTCCACTCATCCATCTACTAATCAATGGTTGAGCTACTCCAAGCTTCTCTGCTATTTCCATTTGTGTTAATTCAGTGATTAACAAGTCTTTTCTTAGTGCCATGCCTTTATTATAACATTTTTCTATATATTCTGCAAAGGATATTTGACATTTAGAACAGTATTCGTTATAATGTTAGTGAGGTTAGGAATATGAAAAAGAAAATTAAGAGTTTGATAACTGATGATTTGTTTGAAGAAAGAGAAGTAAATCCAATAGTTAATATTTTTGGTAATTATAGAATTATTGGTGATTTAGAATTAGTAGCTGTAAATAACTATGAAAAAGTTAAAGTAAGTTTATATTTTAATTATATGAGTAAGTCTTTTTTCTTAGTTAAATTGTTTCAATCAGGAAAATATCATGTAGATTTTTTCAATTATAATACTTATGGTTTAAAAGAATTGTGCACACTTGACTATTTAAATAACCAAGAGATTTGTAGATTTGAAGAAGATGATAAGAGTAATGGATTATTGTTTTATAGCAATTACGACAATATGTTTTTGTTGGTTAATTCAAGTGGTTTCAATCTTAAGATGAGAAAGGTTTAGACTCTTGTAACAACTTAAAAAACCCCAGCAAAACTGGGGTTTTTTTAACTTTTATTTCTAGCCTTTTTAGCTATATATTTTTGCCTTCTTATTTCACATGGAAAAGGATTCCAAGATTCTTTCATTCCAAAATGTTCTAATAATTCATCAGGTGGTTTTGACATATGTTCAACTTTACACCAAGATGATCCTCTTACTTTAGAACCTCTTTTTTTCATCCATCTTAAAGTTTCTTGTCTTTCATCTTCTAAATCACCTTCAAATACTTTTAGTAATTTAATTGGTTTATGTAATTTTGTCCAATCAGCACCTTCTCCATTAAAATGCTGGTTGATTCTTCTTATTAAGTTATTAGTAATTCCAATATAGTAATTTTTATCTTCTAATAACAATACATAAACATATCGTTTTTCTTGATTTGAATTAAAAAAAGAATCATTAATGAAATCAATTATTTCTATCATATTAAACTTTCTTTTTTGTTGCATCTTTAACTGACATATGTTTCAGTTTATATATTAGAGTGTGTTTATTAATTCCAGATTTATTACTTATATGAGTGAGTGAATACAAGTCATAATTTCCTACAGGTGGCTTTGCATAATAACCAGCTCTTTTCATTAGAGGAATTAAGATTTTTGTATTTTTATTTAAATCAATTTTCCAGTATTTATTTTCCAATGCTTTAGGATTTTTATTAAACAAAGCATTTAAGTACTTTTTTTGATCTTCAGTGATATGTAAATACTGCAGATATTCATGATTCATCAAACCTTCTTTACGCCATACTAAATCTGCAATTGCTTTAATCACACATTCAATATCAAGCATTCCTTTATTACTGGGAATTATATGATGAGGCATATAGAGTTCTTTTTCAGGCTTTTTATTCTTACTGCCTTTAGGTCTTCCAGCATTTGACTTCTTTTTAGGTAGTTCTTCAGTAATAACATCAGGAATAATTTCTTCTTCCTTATCAATTTCAACTACTGAGGCTTTTTCTTCTTTAAAAACTACTGGTTTATAATTTGGAGTGTGAATTGATTTAACATATTTGATGATGTACTTGTCAATATAATCTTCCAATACATTTATATATGGCTCAGTAAGCAAATCTTTAAAAGTAATTTGTTCAGTTAATATTCCATTTTCAATTTGAGTATCTATCCATAAAAGCAATTTACTACAATATGAAGCTCCATCATTAGTAGAATGCATTGCAAAGTTTTCTTTTGCTTTTGGATAAATCTTATAATTTTTAGTAATATTTAAATCATCTTTCGATAATCTAACTACCACTGCTCTGCAAAAATCAAAATATAAGTCTTTCGATGTTCTTTTAGAGTTGTAAGATTTCTTTTCAAAATCATACATTGATTCTCTAACTGATTGCTTATATGATTCTCTTAAATCAGATTCCCAGCCATAGTCCATTTTAATTCGTAATTCCTTTCAAAAATAAGTTACCATACCAATATCTGTTGTGCAATAACAAATATAGTTATACACAATAAATAACGAATATAGTTATATAAAGAATAATTCTGAATTTGATTTACTAAAACCTGCAAATAATATTTATTGCTACAAGTATCAATATTCATTGCTACAAGTGTTAATATTTATTGCTACAGAAGTATAGATGTAGCAATGTTTCTTATCCTAAATATTAACCTCTTCTATAGATCTGTATGGAATTTGATGGAATTTTAGAATGGGCTTCGCCGATTATATTTAGGAATTTCTTACTCTTTCAGTTTAAGTAGGGAAGAGGAATTTCACTTTAGTAATTCAAAAAAGATAGTTTTCCACTATTCTTGACAATTATAAGAAATACAGTTATAATTATGTCATGGAAAAGAAATTAGATGAACTTGAAGAATTTATGAATTATCTTGATACTCTTGATATTGAAAAGATAAGAAGAGAAGATGAAGAATGGAAAAAGAAGAAAGATGATGACTATAAAGAAATTCATCTTAGATATAAAAAGATCAATTTAAAGGAATTGCAGAAAAAGTATACAAAAGATTATTTACATGAATCTTGTATGTAAAATAAAGTAGAGCCATTTTTTATTCTTTCCCTGAATAAACAAAAGACCAGGATTTTATTCTTGGTCTTTCTTTTTTTACTTTTTCAATTCTTTTGTTACCCAAACAAGAATTCGTTTATCAGTGATGTTTATTAACATAAGAGAATGTCCTCAATCACATTAAAACGACTTGTTTTAGTAGTGATTTCTTCAATTATTTGTTGCTGTAATATGATGAAAGATAATTGATCATTATCATTCAAAATTGATAGGAAAAAACAAGGCTCAGGAATGTATTGATTCTTTGTAATCATCTGGTATAATATTATTGTACTTACAATTGATATTTAACTTTTCTCCCCAACCTCAAAACGATCCTCTAAGAAATTAGAGGATTTTTTTTGTTATGAGAATGTTTGTCCATAGTCATCAGAACTTAAAACAGTAAGACCATTGACTGTATCGTCATAAACTAGGAATACTCTGTCATCATTCCAATAGACCGCCAAACCATTATCATTAACATTTCCAACTACTACATTTGAAGCAGCAGTAGTAATGTTTCCAGCACTATCAAATATAATTCTTCTTACGTTAGCTGTAGCTGTTCTGAATACTATGATTTGAGTACCGTTGTTGTTAATCGCAATTGCTGGAGTTGATCCTGATCCTATAATACTTCCCATACTTGCTACTCCATTTACAAAGTCTTCTAATACATATCTTAAAATAAAACTATCTGATAGTCTTTGTGTAACTAGAATCATTTCATTATTAGCAGTAGGATGATTCCAAGCTATTGCAACATTAGACATTCCAGTAATGTTTGTTGAAAGAGTATCAAAAGTGGAAAAGTCTGGTGTAGAACTAAAGATTAAGTCTACATCACCTAAGTTAATTGTCCCTATACAACCCTGATAAAAGCCATTAATATCAGCAGAGAGTATATTTACTCCAACAGGTACTGGAATTACATAAAAAGCCCCTCTATCTCTCTTTGCTGTAAAGGTTCTTGCTAATGAAACAATACCAGTTACATAACCAATTCTTCCAGCATTTTGAGGCAGTCCACCAGGTAATCCAGTTTGATAAGACCCTAATATATCAGTAGTACCATTACCCCAAACATTACCACTAGTATCATCAAGTGTAACTATTTCACCTAATTGTTGCTCTTGAACAAGTCCATGAGCAACTGACCTTAAACAGCTAAAAGAATACAGTAAAAGCTCTGTTTCTCCAGGTGCTTCTAATTGGAAAGGGTCATAGTAGTCTGGTGGATAATTACAATTTAAACGATCAAAAATCATTTGAGTGTAAATATCTCTTACTCCAGATTCTTCACTTAAATCTCTAAGAATAGATTGGTCTTCTACACCTGCAATATTCTGTTGTCCAAATCCATTTAACCACGAACAATAAGCTGCATCTTTATTATATATTGATTCATTAGTGCCTACAGCTCCAGAATTGTAAGATGGAGAAGCAAGCCATCCAGTATGTATTTTGACATTATTAATATCTCTACGATCACTAATGTTGTCGCATAATCCCTGTACTGTTAATGCATATTGAGTAGCACCTGTTCCAGTGGTTAAAAAATATTCATATCCATAATCCCACTCTTCTTCATTTTTTCCACTTACATCTTGTTCCCAAAATCTTCTTCCCCAAAATGATCTAGTAGGTGAATCAGTTTGCCAATTAGTAAAACCATTAGTAGTAGTACCTGCAGATGCTTGACCAGTTGAAAATGGAGCTACAAATGAGGCTTTTCCAGTATTGTCTTCTCTTGTAAGTTTAAACTGTGATACTGTGATATTTCCAGTGGCTTGTACTCTTTTTACTTGTCCAATCCCATACATGTCAGAGTTGTATTGAACTGCACCAACTGTATTACCCCAGATAAAATTAGCTCTAGGATAAGGATTATCTTGACCTTGTATATCAGCAAATAAAGTATGAGCAATACCAGCAAAACACAAGTCAATTCTTTTAGTTTGGCTACCTGGATTCCAAACTAAATCTTTTTCAAGAATGTTTTGAAATCCATCCCAAGATACTAAAAGCTTTCCATTTTCTGCAGTTGCACCATTTGGAGAAGCAGTGATGTCAAGATATCTATAACCACTAAAATTGTAATCTACATTCCTAGTGTTTCCTGATCCTGAAAGAACTGTATTTTTCTCATGGTATATATCAGCACCAGGTTTCCACCATCCTCGAAATGGAAGTCTAGTAGCGTATTGGTAATCACCATTTGATATTAAAGAAGCTGAATCAATAGTATTTTGAATATATCCACTAGGTAAATTATCAAAAACTAATGATTGAATATTAGGTGTTATCCCAAGCAAAATGTTTGAATTAAAACTATATTTTTGATATGTTTCCGATTCATCAAAAGAGCCAGTAAAATTAACAGTTCTTCCAGTAACATCAAACTTTGCTATATCTACATCTAAAGCATCTGGATAAGAGCTTTGCCAACTATTAACTTTACCAATATTCTTAATATTTCTTTCTAATGTAACGCTAGTTGTTGCAATTATTTGATTGTAAATAGCAGTACCAAAAGCACTATCAGTACCTTGTACTTTTGTATCAATACTATTTGTTTGAATGTAGTAGTTATTGGCATCAATTGAATGAATATAGTTGTAAGAAGGTATAGCTAATTCATTCAATGAAAGATTAGATATAGCTAACGGTTGAATACCAGCTGATGCACCAAAAGAATAAATATTTAAGTCAGCAGTAAAATCATAACTTGTAAATGCATCTGAAAGCATTACATGAGTATTATCAGCAACAGTACCAGTATTTATTCCAGTTACAGTAACACTAGTAGCTTGTATTCTTCCTGATGGTATTTTTTCATAAAGATCTAAAGTAGTAAATGGTGGATGGTAAAAATATGCTCCATCTTCTGTTATAGTTACTCTTTTGTCATCATCAAAAGTTATATTGCAGAAAAAAGAAATTGGAAAATCAATAACTTTTTCCAATTCAACTGCTGGATCAATTAATTCTGAACCAAGATTTATTGTTCCAGATTTAGTGTAACCATCAGGATAAACTATATCTACATCACAAAGATATTTCCATTCCCAAAAACCTACATTTGGTGCAATTGCAGAACCTTTTAACTCAAGATAGAATGTTAATTGAAATTGAAATCCATAGTGGTTTCCAATATAAACATAATCTATACCTCTACCAAAATAATATTTCTCAGGTGGCCATGCTGCTGAAAGGTCAGTAACAAGATATTTAACAGAAGAAGCACCAAGAAAAGTAATTCCTGAACTTCTTCCAACACGCTGAGTAATAGTATCTAAATAATCTCCAGAAATAGGCATTAAAGTGTACTATATGTCCTTACAGTGAATCTATATAAAGTGTTGCCTGTACCATCAAAAACATTAACACCTATATTAGAATAAATATTATTTTGCTGACCAGATGTTGGAGTCCATGTAATTTCTCCAGTTGCTGAATCAATTACCATTCCAGAAGGATTATCAACTAAAGAGAATATTGCATTTTCAAATTGTCCAACAAGTGCAACTACTGAAAATATAAGTTCATATCCTTGTGTTACTATCCATTGATTTGCTGCAGGAATTGTATTAAAAGCATAAGCAATAATAGGTGGATTATTTGCAGGAATTGACACCTTTTTAGCACGATAAACAGCTCTTCTAACATTAATAGTATCTGAGGTTGTTGTCTCTTTAATAAAGTTACAATTCCATTCAATAATTCTATAAGTTTCTGGATTACCTTCTAAATCATTAAGATAAAAAACATCTCCAATATCTAGATAATCAAACTCATTTTTATAGACAGTAAAGTTATTATAAGCAATATCGGTTGTGTGAGTGATAGCAGCATTTGATACTAAAGTTAATGCAGATGTTGTGCTTATGCTTTGTACTATTCCAATAAAAACACCATTTACATCATATATAGAATCACCTACTGCTAACTCTGCAACAAAGTCAGTGGAAAAACCAATTACATTTTGAGAAGATGTTGAACAGGTAATACTTCCTAATAATGGTGTAATGTTATTAGGAATGAATCTAGTTGTGAAATCAAAATAAGTAAGAAGGTCTGCTTCTAATTCAACTATTTCTCTGCCTGGAGTTAACTTAGAATAGAATTGATTAGCTGCTTGAGAAATGTCAGTTTTAGTATTCAATTTGTCATTAATCATAACAAAAGGATTAACATCTCCAAGCCAGTTTTGAGGTCTTAATGCTGGTGCTAAATATGGGTTTTGTGAAGCGTTATCATTTAATAAGAGTTGTAATCTATCACCTGTAGCTTTATCTAATCCAACAATAAAGATTCTATTAGCTTCAGGTTTTTCATAAGTTTTTCTTAAGCTTCTAAGTGTTCTTTTGTATGCATCATAAATTGGAATGCCACCATCATTATTAGCTGATGTTTCATTTAAATATAATGAAACAAAAGGACTCTGATCAGGAATAAAATCTAAATCTAATAGTTGAAATTGATTGTATTGAATGTATTGATTTTGACCATAAAGAGATGGATACCAAGTACCTTTACTAAAGAAAGTAAAGTTCTGAGCAAAATCACTTCTAAGTTTTTCTAAATAGCCACCAACATTATCACCAAGATTAGCAACAAAGTTATATTGACCTGATGAGTTACTTCTATTTTGTGAAACTTGATATGTTGATAAAGTTGGAGAAACATATAAATCAATTGTATTAGGATTATTATTTCCAGAACCACCAAAGATAATATTTGTCTTAAAAATAGTTTCTAAATCTGTATTATCAAAGTTTGGTGCTTCAGAATAATACTCAAGATTTAAATGATTATTCTTATCTATAGCCTCATACTCTAAAAGTGCATATTTATCGTAATTTTCACCTTGTATGTAGTTTATTTGAGGTGGCATTAGATAACCTTCAAAGAGTATTATTGGATTATAATTTGGAAGATTTGTGTATTCAATATCATCTACTGTTCCACCAATAAAGTTATCTAATAATGCTAATTCAAAATCATCAATGATATAATCAACAATACCAATTGCTGTTCCATCATTTGCATAAATTGTATCACCACCATTCAATTCACTTAAAAATAAAGTATCTTGACCATATACTGAAATAGGATCATTGAAGCTAATTAAACCAGAAAGTAATGCTGGAAGTCTTGGTTCTAGCTGTACTTTTATTGACCTATTACTAGTTATATCTGGTTTAATCATTCCAGCATCTTCTAATAATTGATTTCTACCAGTAAGCCTTAAACTTAATCCACCTTGTTCTGACCTATCAATACTCAACTGTTCAATAGCTGCAGTAATATCAACAGTAGAGTTAGAAGTTATTTCATTTCTAAGGGTGTAAACATCATCAATACTATAAAACATATAACCATAATCAGTAGAAGCAAGTGGATCTGCATCATCTAAATTAGTTTGGAATATTTTAATTCTAAATTGTGAGTTTGGTCTATCAACATCAGATGTAAAGTTGTTAAATGGATTAGTATTACCAGCTAAATCAGTGACATAAAACTGCAAAAACACTTGGTCTGTTGCAACTGGTGGTAAGCATTTAAATGGTTCAGCTTGAGCATTTATGAATCTATTAATGTAAAGATTTATATTAGTCCAAAATGTTTCTGAAACACCTGAAAATGAAGGAACTGGAGTAATTGTTAAGTTTGTGTCACTGATAATAGAATCAACAACACCAATAAAATTACCATTATTATCATACAAGGCATCATCTAAATTTACTTCTGATGTAAATAAAGTACCTGTTCCTGATATTGCTCCATTGCCAACAGTAAATGTAATATCACCTGTTGTTACATTATCTTTTGAAAATGTTTTTGCATTAAAAGTATATTCAGAATCTGCAGATAATTCAAAACTAGTATCATTAGTAATAGTTTGAACATATCCAATAATTAATCCATCAGGTTGTTGTGAATCAGGATAAATATAAACTCTATCTCCAACATTCAATTCGGTTGTAAATAAAGTAGCTGTCCCTGTTATAGTTGGAGAACCTAAAGTACCACTAATGTCACCAGTTAAAAAAGTAGGATATGCTGGTGGTGCAGATTCAGTTGTGATATTTTGTGATTTAATAGACCAGTTAGATAAGAAATATAATTTAGCTAACTGAAATGCTGCTTTACCTTGAGCAATTTGAATACTAAAACTTCCTGATGGTGTAATTATAGGAGTGGAAGAATCATTAACATCATCATAGTTACCAAAGTTAGCTGGTGGATCAGGAACATTTAAATCAGTAAATGCATGACAAAAGTTTAAACCATAGGAAGTAAGAATTAATAATGAGTTCCCACGACAAGGAATTATATAAACATCATTATATTGGTCGTTAGGATTTGCAATAGTAGATATTGGTCTTCCCTGAGAATAATTGCTTTCTGTTCTTGAATAAGTTTGTACTTTATTAGGTTGTTTTTTATTGTATTCAACATTAGAATTATTTTTTAATGCATTAGCAACTAAAGTTAAAGATGTATTTGAAGCTCTATTTGCAACAGTACCAATTAGCCTTCCATATTGGTCATAAATAACAGTACCATTTGACAGTTCTGACATAAACTTTGTGTTATTGCCAGTTACTGTTGTTGAACTAGTAGATGTTGTAATTACACCAGATAATGAAAGGTAACCACGATAAACTGAGCAAGAACCATCAGAACTAAAATGCAACTGAATATCTTTGTCATTATTAGAAGAGTTAGCCCAATATAATTTAATTAAAGGTTCATCATTACTATTTTTCTTTTCAAGTTTACTAAATGAAAAGAATAGGGGTTCATTTCTTTTAACACCAGCAGTTAACTGAATAACTTGGGACATTACTGGAGTACTATCAGATTTACAAATAATATAAGTATTACCAGTTTTTTTATAGTCTTGTATTGTCCAGTTTGAAGATCCACCAGTTCCAGTAAAAGTAAAGTCAGCTAATTGAAATCTAGCATAATTTCCAGTACAGGGAGTAGTAGCATCATTCCATTCAGGTGTTCTAGGTAATGGTTTTCCAAACACTGATAAAGTAACTGGGTCAATCATGCAGTTATCTTGAGTACCAGCATCTACTTGTGTACCATCAGTTGCAAAAACGTAAGGACCTAATCGATTCTTACGTTCTTGAGGATAGTCTACATATACTTTGATATCAAGTTCTTCTAATCCACTTGGAACTGCCATTATGACCTCCGGAAACTAAAGTTTAAGTTGTTCGAGTTGGAATATCCCCTAACAATCTTTTCTACCCCTCTAACGATGTCATTTGAGGCATTTATTTGAGGACTTGATACACTTCTAAACCCACCCATTTGAACAGCAGAAATACCTTGGGCAGCTAATTCTCCACCACCATAAGTCATATTTCTAAGTGTCATTTCATTTTGAGTCTTAGTGTTTTGTTGAATTAAATCTAAGGTACGTTGAGTTTTTTCTTTTGTTTTGTCATTTTTAAGTAAGTCTTCAAGCTTGCCAAAGTCAGTGAGTTTAGATTTATCAATTAAGTCATCAATATTAGTTGCTTTACCAGGATTTTGTAACTGGTCTAATATCATCATTGCATAATTCGTACCTTTATCTACAACTCTCATAGGGGCAAAAGCACCTCTTGTTCCTTTAGCAATATCAGCAATCAAACCGCCAACTTCTTTGTACTTTGCAATACCTTGACCTGATTGTAATATTAAAGCTAATTTGGAAACTCTTGCAAATTGTTCTACAAAAATAGAAACTTGAATATTAATTTCTTCAAATATAGCTAGTAAACCACCACCCCAATTTGCCATAGTTTGTTGAATATTTCCAATACTTTTATCTTTTCCAGTAAATACATTTGCTAAAGCTTGAAAAGGCAAAATCATAGTTTGTGCAACTTTTTCTAAGATGCCAGTTCTTTCAATAGCAGATAAAAGTCCAGCTAAACTATTTAATGAGTTTTTAGCTACATCCATTAAAGAATTACCAACTTGTATTTTTAATCTTTCAAATACGTCAGTAACAGAAGCTAACTTTGCATTACCAGTGTTAGCCATTTCTTCAAAGATTTTTCTATAATTATTTTTAACAATCTTTTCAATAGCAACAAAGACTTCTCTTGTTGAGCTTACTAAAGAGCCTTGATTGTCAAACTTGATACCTTCTTTCATCAATTTAGATTTAGAAAGACCAAATTGAGACATTACTTGAACATCTGGAAGTTGTCCTTGACTTAATCTTCCAAACATATCAGTAAGAAGTCTAAGTTTTTCAGCACCACCACCAAAAGCCATTCCAAGTTGAGCAATAGTAGGTAAAACACGTTTAGCATTAAGACCAAAAGCTTCTAATTGAACAGCTGAGTTTGCTAATTCATCAGTGGTAAAGTTTGATGGTTCTGCTAGTTTTCTTACAAAGTCAAGAATATCATTAGCTTTTGCAGGACCTTTTAATGCAGATAATCTTTTTTGTAATTCTTCAAAGTTAAATGCTGCTTGAACTGTAGATTGAATAACTGCAGCATTAAAAGCATAAACAGCTGATATTGCAACAGTGATAGCTTTAGCCACTTGTAGGATTACATTAACTACACCTGAAAATGCAGTTAGTACACCTTGAACACCTTCTGCATATTTTCTGATTTGTTCTTGTCCAGCTGGAGTATTTAACCTATCGTCAAGTCTTTGTTTAGCATTTCTTGTCTTTTCTAAAATATTATTTAATTTTACAAATTTTAATCTATCATCAATTGTTGCATCACTAGCAGGTCTGAAGTAGGTACCACCTTCTTCATCTCTAGCCATTTCAAAACCTTTCAGTTTGCCTATGTGCTTAATCATTTTATCTAATGATTTATTATGATTTAGCTTTTGAATTGATTTTTCTATTTCAATTATTCCAGTAGTAAAATTCTTTGCAAATTTTCCTGCTGAGCTATCATTTAATGCTAATTTTAAAAGAGATAAAGTAGTTAATGTGCCTTGCAAAGAACTCATTGCTGGAGTCATTGCAGTAGACATTTGAGAAAACTGAGAGTTTAAACTATTAAAATTAACTGACCTAATAGATGTAGATATTTTTCCAAATGACTGTTGAAACTTATTACTTGCATTAACTGAAGCATTAGAAACATTTTTAAGTTCTGCTTCAACAGCTCTTATGGAAGTTTTAGTAGAACTATCACCTTGAACTTCAAATTTGATAACTAATTCTGCAAATGTCATAGTCTACTTCCCATTAATGCTTTTAATATAGCAGTAGCTTGCTCTGCTTCTGCTTTTTCTATTTCTCTACATACATAAGCAATTTCAGCAAACTGGTCAATAGTGAGGTTTGTTTCACTCGGATGCCTACGCAGATACTTAACACTAAAATAAAGTACCTGCGGTGAGCATCCGATTAACCGTTTTTTGCTTCTGTTACCCGTTCATCAAAGTTAGAAGTTGGGAATGCAGCCAAAAACTCTGTAAGAATGTGATAAAAACATTCTTTATTGTTCTTAGCTAAATCACCAAAATCATTCATAGAATTAAATGATTCAGGCTCACCTGGTTGGTCAACATAACATTTGCCTAGTAATGCAATCTGATATAACATTGCTTCAGGATATGTTGGAAACTTTATTTTTAATCTGTGTAAAGTTCCATTATCTGGAAAAAGTGCTGCTGCAGTAGGCTCTTTAAGCTCTACAAAGCATTCTTCTTCAGCATATTCACTTAAATCAATCTTTACAGATGGTCTAGACTCAACTTTCTTGACTTTAGATAAACCCTTAATCATATATAATCCTTAATTATTATCAAACGTAAACAGCTGAGAATCCGAACGCTCCAAGCTTAATCGTAGCTGTCTCTCGTTCGACTTCTCCAGGTGTGAATGAATTTGTTACATCAGTAACAAGACCTTGATATGTTAATGTACTTCCAGAACCGCCTGGAATAATCTTAACTTTGCAGAGATATCCCTCTTTGTAAAGGAATACTGGTCCACTGGCATCATCAACATAGAGTTCAATTTCAAGTGTACCTGTTTGTCCTGTTTGGAAAGTAGCTTCAGTAGTTGAACAAAGAGTTGATAAGTCAATTGTTCTACCTGAAATGCTTACTCTTACACTTGTTGCTAAACATTGATAATCAACAGTTGGAGTTGTTGGAATAGATCCAGCACCACCAACACTTTGAGGATCAGCACCAAAGCTAACCTCTACCGTTGCGTCAGAAACTAAAACTGGTTGTGGCATAATTTATTACCTCTTATACTATAGTATTAAAACGATATAATATGGTTAATCCATAATCGACTCTGCCATCTGAACCAACTTCGAATGGCTGATCAGTATCAAATCTCTGACAATAAAACTTAATGCCAGAAGCATCAACACTCTGATTTGAAAGTAAAGTATCTACTCTCTCAATTATATTTTTTAGTCGAATATAACTAATACTTCCATTTTTATTATCCCATACTGTGATTCTATACACTGGAATAGAATAATATCTAGTTCCACACAATGCAGCCTCATCAGTTATATCTGAACCAGACCTGTTAAAAACAATGTAAGGTAATTGAGGCATTTGTTGTGATATAGAATCTTTTTCAGGTGCTACTTCTAAATAAACTCCCTGTTGATAATTTGGAGCTTTTGAACCAGCTAATAAGATAGCAAGATTATTGTCAGCACTTAAAGTATCATAAATCCATTTTGATATAACTAATGGTTCAAATGACATTATCTTGTTAATCCTTTTAATTTAGTAAGCAAGTTTCTTTTAACTTTTAACAATGCTGGCAATATAAATGGTCTTGGTCTCATTTTAGATGTTCCATATTCAAGAAATCCTGCATATTCTGCATCTATTTTAACTTCATGACCACTATTACTTTTAGTAACTTTAATACTTCTAACTAATTTACCAGTACTATTTGCTGGAGGTTGGCCTGGAGCAGAAGATTGATGTCTTCTGCCCTTTATGAAATATTGTCTGCCTGATTTTGAACCAGATAGAATACTCTTTTTCATTTCTTTAGCAACATCAAAAGCTGAATTATTGACAGCTTTTTCTGCTGCCCTGAATATTGAATCCAAGGCAACAGAATTAATCTTTAATGTCACTCCAGTTTTTACCATTAGA